AGTTTCTTTTTTTTGTTGTGCCTTGTAAGCAGGACTCGGAAAGATTGGAAGTCTGAAAACTTACGCTTGCCAAAGTAGGTCTCCAGCTCATCCTCTATCTCTGAGAATACTTCGATCTGAGTCTTGGCACTGCATAGCCGGTGGTGGAATTCTGCAATGAATCCAGCAGTAGTATTGTTGCATGGGATCAGTCGTGCAGGGATCATCACCATCTTTTCTGTTAGATTACCCATAACCCTCCTTCCTCATCCTCGTATCGGGATGGACCACCATCAGTGGCAAGCTGCATTCCTTTGCTTAGGATCAGACCAAGTGCCATGACTTTGGCTACCGTGCCATCTATCTTCTCGGATGACTTGGCCTTGTCGGGCTTGATGTTGCCGGCAGGATCTCTTGACAATTCTACATTTGAAATCATCCACCTGCATACCGGTGATGAGTCGTGCATAAATTCTTTTGTGTATATCATTTTTTCCATTTCTTTGGATGGATTGGACATGGAAGCGAAGCCCTGACCATAAGGCACCATGTCCAATCCTTCTTCTGTAAGTTCAATGACCAGCTGTGATGAGTTCCACCGATCAAAGGCAATGGCATCTATCTTGTTGTTTTCACAGTCTAGCAAGATGGCAGCCTTGATAAATCGATAATCTGTGACATTGCCTTCAGTGAGTTCTATCCATCCCTGCTCTGCCCACATGTCATACCGGACTCCATCCCTTTTCACCCGTGCCATCATAGATTCTTTTGGTAGAAAATAGCGCGTCTTTGTGTAGTACTTTCCTTCCATCTCATCAATCCACAACTTTGTCCAGGCATTGAGATCCCTTGTAGATGCCAAGTCAATGGCTCCCATACATGGAAGTCCTGACAAATATTCCTCATCAATGTGAGCAGGAATAGTGCTTTCCATCCACTTGCGGTCCTCAATCCAATTCGAAGATGAGTCAGTCCACTGGTTGAAATTCTTTGTAAGCAGGTTGACCAGCTGTGTAGGATTGTTTTTTGCCTGAATTACTTCCCGTTGCAGGTACTCAAGCGATGGTGTGAACCCTAGTGATGGGTTGGCTTTGATCCAAATAGCCTCCTGCAAGTAGTCATCCTCCTCATCCAGATCGTACATAATTGCAAGTTGTGACTCATCATGCTTGATTCCTTGTAGGATTTCTTGACAAGTCTTCTCGTATGTGAAGCAGGCAGAAGTCTTGTTGAACCCAGCAGTGGTGATGGTGAGGTGAATTGGTTGCGTCCGGGAACCCATACCTGACTTCATGACATTGAAAACCTCATCACTTTTGTGTGCATGGTACTCATCCACCAGTGCAATGTGAGGATTAAGACCATCCAAGTTACCAGCTTCGGAAGATACAGGCTTAAGAAATGAGGCATCAGATGACAGCGTGATTGAGTTTACCCAGATTTCCACCACCTGATTTAGGTTTTGATCGTTCTTAATTATGTTTTTAGCGTCATTAAAACAGATGGAAGCTTGCTCTCTGGTGGTTGCCGAGGTATATATTTCGGCTGCTGCTTCGCCATCAGCGATCAAACCATACAGGCAGATGCCAGATGCCAGCGTGGTTTTTCCATTTTTGCGGGAAACTTTCAAGTAGGCATACTGGAATCTTCGCTTGTGATTGGCTTTCTTCCACCCAAAGAGTGATGAAATGAAGAAGGCTTGCCAAGGTAAGAGGTGAAAGGGTTGACCTTGATAGCTCCCCTTGTAGTGTTTGAGCAGTGAAAAGAACTGCACTGCTCGCTCCCCAGCTGCCACATCAAAGTATATTGCTTTGTCTTTGGCTAATTTCAGGTCTTGCAAATGTCGCTGCACAGCAAGGTTCACCCACTTGCAGGCTTGAATTCTGCCAGAGGTGATGTCTTGGATGTAGGTTTCTGCTCTTGTCAAGAGATTGAAGATTTGAGAAAGTCAGAGAATGGATTGGAATCTTCTTTTTTTACTATCTTCAATTTGGATCTGGTCGATGGTGTGAGGCCACATTCTTGCAATCCTTTCATAATATTGGTCCAAGCTTGGTTCCTTGCAGTCAATGCCGGATGGGTTTTAAGCTTGCTTTCAAGGATTGTCACCTTGACCACTCGCTCTTTTACTCCATCCGGGTCATCAACTGTCTGCTTTTCAGTCCTTGTGCCATGATAAAAAAGGCCATCCTTTTTTAGTATTTTTTCAAGCTGTTTGAAAAGGTCAAATTCCTTTGCTATTTGCTCAAGCACATGGGTGTCATGTGGTGTGACCACCTTCATCTGACTAAGCTCCTTAGCCAACTCAATAAACTTTCTTTTAGCCGTGCCAACTAAACCAGCTGGGATTTCTGGCATTCCCGGCAAAACTTTTGGCTGAAGTTGATTCACCCGTGAGGGTTGCAAAGTTCCCTTTGCATTTTTCAAAGAATCCGGCTGTCTTGGTCTACCTCCTGCCATATTTGTTCCCTAATTTAGGTTCTGAGTTTTGCACGCGCATAAAGGAAATTAACCTCAACGGTTTGTCTGGTTTTGGTTTTTAGGATTTCGACCCCCCCTCCCCTCCGTGCCTGACTTGGAGTTGTGACAACTTTCGCACAGGGATTGAAGGTTAGCCCAGTCTAGTTCGAGATCGGGCCGTAAGCGTCTTGGAATGATGTGATCTACTACTACTGCACTTGTCAATGATCCTTTGGTCTTACAGTTGACACATAACGGGTCTTCCATGAGCTTGATCTTTCGCAAACTTCTCCATGCTTTTTTGGAATAGAATCCGGTATTATTCCCCCAACTCTTGTTTGATTTGGGTGTGGATACCTTCCAAGGAAGTATTGGATTAGTTCTGTTGATATTTGGCATTTGCGTTTGTATTGTTAACAATGTTACACAATAATGTTTGATAAACAAACACGTGGGGTCAAAAGTTTGCTGTCCTATCATAATTGAAATTACTGGCGCTCTTGGGTGGTGCTGGGTTCCAATCTGTAAAGTCTGTAAACTTATGGTGAAATCTCATGTAGAATTCACCGATTGCACCGTTTCGATGCTTTGCAATGTCACCAATTGCAAGGCCATTGGTAGCCTCTAATTGATCATCATCAATGTTATACTCACTGATCCCGTAGTACTCTGGTCTGTATAGGAAGATCACCATGTCTGCATCTTGCTCGATAGCTCCTGACTCTCTTAGATCAGATAGCTTTGGCCTGTGATCTCCACCTCTTGTCTCTACTGCTCTTGATAGCTGAGACAATGCAATGACAGGGATGTCAAGATCCTTAGCCAGCACCTTCAATCCACGACTGATGCTGCTGATCTCCTGCTCTCTATTGCCTGACTTGCTGCCATGATCCTGCATGAGTTGAAGGTAGTCCAAGACTATCATGTCAATTCCTCCTTCCATCTTCATTTGATTGGCCTTCGCTCTTAGCTGCATTACAGTCATACTTGCATCGTCATCTATTTTGATCCCATATTTGACCATGTGGTTAGTTCTTAGCATAAGCGCATTCAGATCTGATAGATGCATTGCACCGCGCTGCATCTTTGTAATGTCAATCATCTTAGTTTCTTGGGCAATCATGCGATAGCTAAGCTTCTTGTGCGTCATTTCAAGCGAGCATAATAGTACCTTTTTTCCCTGCTTGGCTGCTGCCCGTGACAAGGATAAGGCCAGTCCTGTCTTGCCCATCGCTGGTCTCGCTGCCAACACTACCAGATCACCATTCTGCCAGCCTCCTGTCAAGTCATCAAGTCTTCTTAAGCCAGTAGAAATTCCTGTAATCTCGTTGTTCTGGTTCTTGGTTATATTCTTGGCGATCTCTTCAAATACATCTCCCATTGATTGCTTGATGTCTATTACTGACTTGGACACCATATTGCCAACCATATTGATCAGCTGCATCTGGCCATAATCCATGACTTCAAAGCAGTTGGCAGTAGAATCATAGCCTTTGCCCATGAGCTCCATGCCCAGGTGTATCATCTTGCGCATAAGATACTTTTCCTTGATGATTAGTATGTATTCCCCAAGATGCGCTCCACCAGAAATTCGATCAGTCAGATCGGTCATGTAAGAAGCACCGCCTACCTCTGCTAATATGCTTTTTGATCGTAGGTGATTAGTTACAGTCAGCAAATCGATTGGCTTCCCTGATGCGTACAGTTCTAAAATTGATTGAGCGATCTTTTGATGGGAATCGCTGTAAAAGTATTCTGGATTGATAGATCCAATGTGCTTGGTAAGTGTTGACTTTTCAAGCATTAATCCTCCAAGGATCGCTTCTTCCAATTCTATTGCTTGAGGTGGCACTTTGCCAAGTATTGCTGGTTGTGAGTTTTTCATTTTGCTTAAATTACTGTTTTGGTATTTTCACCGTTATCCCTATACTAAATCGCTTATTTTTGGCACAGTTCTTCTTGCGATTTTTACTGTCTCCTGGGTGCCGAATGATCTTGATTCTGGTTTCTTTGATTCAGTAATGAATCTGTTGAAACTATTTTTTAAGTGTTTTTTTCCACTGAATTCAGTTCCCAGCGTGTCCATTTTTTTGACCCATGCTGCATGAAGTCTATTGACCTCCACATCCGAAAGTGAATGAAGGTTTTTAATTTTTTCAAAGAAGACACCTTCAGCGCCTGCCTCCGAGAATACCTTGAATGAACTACCAATCGAAGATTCAAAAAAGACAGCTTTGCTGCTATTTATTATATTATTATCTATTGTATTATTATAGGGTAAAGTTTCTTTACTAGGTAAGGGTAAAGTTTCTTTACTGTTAGGGTAAAGTTTCTTTACTGGTAGTAAATTTTCTTTACTGTCATCTAAACCATAGACTTCTTGCCATATTAGAGTAGTTTGAAAGTACTTTGTTTGCTCATTCTTAAGAAGAAAATTTCCATTGACAAGTCTATTGAGCATTTCATGAATTGCTTGCTTGGTAAAGCCAAGCTCTAAACCCATTGATGTCTTGCTCATCCAGCACCATCCCGGAACCCGTGATGTAGGTCGTGTGGATAGATGATAGATCATGTCACAAAGGCAGTATTCATTCATGGATAGCTTGTGAAGTTTTCTGAATGGGTGCTGGATAGTCGTAAATGTAAGCGCCATATTTTTTTGGAGTTAGTACTTATTTTTTGCTGTGATTTTTGTACTTTTTTTTAGGTTGGATAGCCATTTTTTTCAGTTTGGCATAAATGGCTGAATAGGATCGACACATTGAATTTGCAAGTTCATTGACTGTCATTTTATGGGCATTTTGCTCAAGGTATTGCTCATCAAATTCATTGAAACACAGTCTTATCATGATGATTTATTTTCGTCAGGATAATAGTCTGACAGCAGCTCCCTGTTAGTTCGCCTACGCATTCTTTTTGCAAGGTCTTGCACGCTGTCACCAGTGTAATAGGGGACCAGAAAATTCAGCATACAAAAGGACAGTAATGCCATCACAGCAATCAATTTGAAATGATAGAAGTAGTACTTTACAGGATATGAAATGTGTATTTCAAATACTGGCAATTCTTGTTTTAGGACTTGAAAACTAGTCATCTCCTTGCCCTCCTTTTGTTTGATTAACTGCGTACCAGGTGAAGGCAATTAGGCCTATCACGATAAATAAACTAAGTGTTAAGAATAAACACTGATCTATAATTTTGATTATTTCAAGATGTGGCATGATTTGATGTTTTTTTGTGAAAAATAGCCGGGTTTGGAAAACCTATTAACCTCGCCCGGCTGGGGTGATTATCAACTTCAATCAATTGTTTTTGAGATTTTTGTACCTGCCTTTATTCCGCTTTTTCCAAGCCTCGTAATTATTGTACTTTTGCTCCTTCTTGATGTACTCCTTACCTGTCAATTTTTTGTTGGAAGTGCATCCTACGTTTGATCCCAGTACTAGAATTGCTAGTGCTAGGAGTACTATTTTGATTTTTCGCATACTGGTTAGTTTTTGTTTTATATTGAATTATTATTTCAATCAGCCTCCACCTATCAGTCCTACAGCCTCTAATTTTTGATTTGTCTTCTAGAATAGTAAGTTGAAGTATTCCAATCTTGGCAAGCAGTGCTTCCCGGTAGTGGAGAAGATTACCATGCAGGTGCATATTGCAGCGCTGACATTGACCATGCACATTGTCCTCGTCAAATCTTAGTATAGGATAGTGACCAGCAGCGAAGAAATGGCCAGCAGTCATCTTGTTGACTGGCTTGAGTTCTCTACAGGAGATGCAGATGAATCCACCTGCTATCTCTTGAGAATCACGCTTCCTAATAAAGCTGTTGAACCACTTCACTGCCAGTCGCTCGAGCGCTGTGTAACTCTTGGATTGATATGACTTAATTTCAGATGCCTTCATTTTACTTTTAAGTATTTTTGACTTTTTTGATTTAAAAGTTTGTCCCAATTCGGTTCTTTTGATCCAAGGAACTGTGCTACTTGATCCCCATACTTAGGTACTCCATTGATGTAGTGCGTAACCTGTTCAAATAGCTTGATTTGCATGATCAATTATTGACATAGTGTCTGATGTGATCTGCATCTTTCATTCGGTTCTTGTCGTTGGTTCCCTGAAGCTCTGGGAACTCTCGCTGTAGCATCTGCCTCAGTCTTCTAATGCTCTCAGGATTGCTAAGCCTACCATCCATCAGGCCATCCAGTACATTCCATACTCCCTTATCACAGCATTCATTTTTCCAGATCGCTGCGATTAGGTTTCGATCTGAGTTCCTGCTAATCAGATCTACCTTCAGCACTGCCTCCACCTTAGTTCTAAGGCTTTGATTGAGGTTTATTTTGACGCTGCTCATGATCCGAATAGTTTATAATGCTTTCGATGTTTGTTGCTTTTGTTTGTTTTACTTACACGTAAATGCAAAAAAAAGCGCTTGACCTCATGGCAAATTAAACTGATTGAGCTTGGATCCGGTAGCTCAGCTTCTTGGATATTGAGGTAGTGGACCTTGATGCCATCTCTTCTGATACTACTTTGTAGCTGGTTCATTTGATTCTTGATGTTTAAGTTCGATTCCTTTCTGCTTACAAGTCTCCTTCATGCTCAAGACCAGTTGGTCCACCTTCATCTCGCATAGCTTGGCCTTTGCCATAAGTAGCTTTCTACCCTTGTTATTCGCTGCCATTTTGAAGAACTTCTTTTGATAGCCTCGCATCTCCTCCACTTCCAGGAGAAATTCAACCCAGACACTCATATTCCTTGGAGGATATTGGTGATGGTCTTTTCGCTTACCTGATAGGTGATCGATAACTCATCGATCTTTTCTTTCTTATTGCGAACTAATGCCCTATTATTAGAACATGTATAGTTCATGCCTCTTATGATATTACAAACGATTGAAATTCGCTTGCTGATTGTTAATTCTTCCATTGGATTTTTTGGTTAGTTGATAAAATTTAGTTTAAAATAAGATACAGGATAGCTCTCCATTAGAGCAAATTGTGAAGCCATTCATCAAAGCTCTTGGCAAATTGGTCTGACTCCCACTGCTCATCATCTGAGCTGGAAACAAAGTCCGTTTTGACTTTGGATTTCTTACTCATTGGATACCTCCTTTCCGGTAGTGAGTTCTACGTTTTCAGATGATTCAATAGGTTCTGCTAAAACTTGTTTTGTATCAATCTTCCTCAAATCCTTCCAAGTGTAAAAACCTACAACCCTTTTTCCAAAATACCATTTACCCCAATGAAACCCATTTTTAGTAATTCTGTCAATCTGCGCTATTAAATTAAGTCCCATAAAAACGCTGAGTTCTCCTTTACAACTGTGAATATTAAATATTTCATGCTCATTATCGGTCAGTATAAATCCAACTTCATGTTGGAGATCGTCGATAGTAAATGCTACTAGGTTATTATTCATAATTTCAAAGTCTATAATATTTCTTGACATCGCTCATTCGAGCCACTAATTTTCCTTTTGGGCCAAACTTTTTCCCAAACTTACCTTTCCGAATATCGGTCCGTACCATGTTGACTCCCAATGCCGGCTGATGACCTACGATCTGAGCCGGTGTAAGGAATGGATCTGCCTCCACCTGGTTCATGCTTTCCTTGATCAAGGGTGCCAGCAGGCGAGCCAAGTCAGGAAGATTGTCCTTACCTATAATTAGAAACTGGTCTGATTGCATAGATTATAATTTTAGAGCGCTCATCAATGGAGGTGCTTTTCACTTCATTGTCTGCGTTGATGTAGATAATCGTGAAGGGATTCAAATCAGACTTATTTTCCTCAAAGGGAAAAAAGTTTGTGCCGTAGTGTACTGCCAGCTCTCTGACTACTTCTACACCATACCCAGAGATTTGCGCAAATACCCTACTTGGATTTGCAATCACAGTCTCAACAAAACAAACCAAATCAGACAAATTCTCAGGAGGATTGTGATTAACATTGTTTGAATTACTAACAAGTCCATCCATAGTTATGCCTTCTTTTTTGCTATTGCCATGAGTAAAACTGATCTATACCACTCGCTATTGGAAGCCATAGGATTGTCAGAATCAAGTTTTGCACGCTGCAAATCAGCGTATTCTTCGTGTGACACCTTAATTGGTAAGGTGATCAGCTTTTTTTGTTGGGTCATTTCTTTTTTATGTGGCATTTTATAACCTATTTTAATTGTAAGCGTTAGTACTTACCAAACATAACAAACAATTCTAACAAAACAAACCCACAATTAAAAAAATATGCAAAATAAAAAGTTTTCCCAGGCATTACATGACTGGAGGAAGAAAAAGCAACTGACCCAAGAAGATGTGGCAAATAAATTAGGAGTCAGCCGTACTATCGTGTCCTTCTTGGAGACTGGAAAGCAGTTGCCACAAATCCATCACCTCAACCTACTGAAGGAAAAGTTTAATCTTGATCTGAGTAGTCAGGTATGGGATTCAGCAGATCAAGATAAACCATACTTTGGACCGCCAAATGAGAAGGACAGCAGCATCTCAGCAATGGCAGAACTTATCAACGGACAGAAGGAAGCCAAGCGTGACCTGGTCGTGGCAATGGATATGACCAAAGCCCTATATGCAGATTTGGAAGATAAAGACACAGCTTATGCAAAGACACTTATGGTAATCTATCAAACCATCAAACAAGCATTCAGAAATTTATGATACCAGCACTACTACTAGCCGATGACTCTGATCATCTCATCATTCACGTCATCTTGCTCCACACCAACGTACATCTCGGTAGTGCGAATACTGGAATGGCCTAAGTATTTTGAAAGCTTAAGCAAGTCACCTCCATTTTCATACCATCTTCTGGCAAATGTCCTTCGAGCCGTGTGACTGCTTATTATTTTATGGTATGCAAATAAGTTTGCTTTTACCTTATGGCCGGAATGTCTGACCTTTTGAAATATTTGATTTAGACCTGCCAGCTCAGCCACCTCCTTAATGATACGATTCTCTTCCTGCTGACTGCATTTGGGAAGGTCATAGCTGTACTTGACTGCTATCGCTATGGCCTTAGGGTGCAGTTGAATAGATTTATTTTTCTTACCCTTAATATCCAGGTACTTCAAATATACTTTTCCTGGTTGCTTGGTAAAATTCTGAGGAATCAACTGTGCCATTTCCCCTTCTCGCATTCCTGTGTAGCAGCGGAATAAGAATCGATCTCTAATGCGGTCATTGCGTGTTGACAGTGCGATCTTTTCCAGTGCTTGTACGTGAGTGTCCCAATCCAAATAGAATGGCTGATAGCGTATCTCCCGCATCTTGTACAAATCAAACTCACGATGCACCGCTACTCCTATTCTTCTGGCATAGGCTGCCACGGTACGAAGCTCTCGCACTTTGCGCACGATTGTATTGTGCAGCAGTCCTTCCTGCTCAATCAAGTTGGTCACATAGCTGTGATAGAACTCCTGATTAAGTTCTGTGAATTGCATCATGCGGTGGTGTGATTCGAAGTAGTCAGCAAGTGACTTGAAGTTCTTGAGGTGTGATGGTGCCAGTGTAGCTGCCTTGACTGTTTTGAACTTTCGGATGAGTTGGTAGATGAATACAACAGCCTCCGGTGAGGCCTCCACTTTCTTCTCTGTAATGTGTTCAAATGCAGCATGGATAAAAATAGGATCTGGAGCCCAACCTTCACGCCTGATTCGATTCTTTAGGTCGGCCAACAAGCGCTCATACTTTTCTAATTTGGCGTTTTTTTCCCATGAAAAATTTTCTACCTTTGCAACCCGTTGAGCTTTGGAGTCCCAAAATTCAGTGGTCAGTCCGGTGTAGATTCGAAAGCGAGTGCCACACAGATTGAAAGAATATACGATTGAGTTTTTGTTGATAAGGAATCCCATTGGTGTGTGGCATTAAGTGTGGCAAGCTTGGGATAATTACAACGAAAACAAAGGGTAATAGCGGTTAAGAAATATGCATACTATCAATCAAGCTTGTTTATCATGAGTTAGATTGGTTATATTGCGTCCCTCTATCCGCACAAAAAAGCCTCTGAAATTATCTCAGAGGCTTTTTTATTTTCTGGTGTGGCACTTTGTGTGGCATTCTTGGTTTTATTATATTTTTGCAGGTTCAATCACACAACAAGTTTTACCGCAACTTACCCTTGATGACACACCCTTTACCACACCAGATGTGGCAATTTTTAGATTGATTTTTTCAAAGGCTTGGATTTTGTATAAATTGTATGGCCTGATAGATTGTCACCAACTTAACCTGTGGCATTTTCGATTGAAGTTCCTTGAGAATTGGACCAGTGGCTTCACAGATTATCAGGCTTTTCATTTTACATTTGATTGAGATTGAATTAAAAAATAGACTGCCATAACAATCATCAAGATCAAAACCAGTATGGGTGCAAGCTTCTGAGTCTTGACTTCCTTCGCTACTTCCTTCTGCTTAGTATCTCTAAGCTCTTCTTTCGCTGTTGTATGCGTCGTGTCCTTCTGGATGAGTTCGGTACTGCTGCCCAAGGAGGTGATGGTATCTTGACGGATGCTGGAAGTAGTGCTGATGACTCTGGCATTAGCTCCGGTGGCACTGATGGACTGATCCGGTCTAATCTCAATACTACTAGGGCCATCAAACTCAATGCGAGTGCTGCCATCCCTAGACTCCAGGGATGAGCCAAGCCATGACCAATCCTGTGTGACTTCCTTTCGAGTACTTGAGCTGGCTTCATTGGATTCTTTGATTTGAGATTGGTCAGATGACTTTGTAAGTGACTTTTTGGAATCGCATGATACAGTACTCAATAGAACTAATAAGATTAGCTTTTTCACAGGACTGTCAGTTGTACCGGCCCATTGATGAATTCAAGGATTTTAGCCTTGGTAAGTTTCGAAGAAGTAATATCTAACGTCCCATCCCGGTTAATGTCTTTGATGGTAGCACCTACACCGATGCAGCCTTTTAGCTGATAGACAAAGTTGGCCTCGTGAATAAGAATGAAATCCCGATTAGGCACGTCAAGCACATGCAGGTGTTTGCTGTATTTCTGAGAAACTCTGGTAATGACTTTGTATTTTCCTTTTGGAATGCAGGAGATTCTTCGTGCATTTTCAAGCCAGGGGAGTTCAACTGTCACGCATTCAAATAGGACTTTGCCTTCTTGGTCCCGTAGTACCAGTTCACCAAGGATTTGGCTTGCGTTAGCTTGCTGCCTGGTCAGTGTCATAGTTGCTGCCTTGCCGGTCATAGTTCTTCTTTGCCTCCACGCTTGATTTGATCGATCTTTGATTTGATTAGCTCAGTCAGGAAGTCCATAAGAACCCGCATTGCTTTCTCGATGAAGTCAACTGACTTGACCCGATAGCCGGCCTTCATGGAGATAATCGATGCTATAATTGATACAAAATCCTGTACGGCTATGATGATGATAAAAATATTGACTATGTAGATCAGGTTGATTTTGAAAACCAACGCTGCACCTGCTGTCAGGAATGGGATGATCAGAATACAGAGCTTGACTGTAATTCCCCAGTAGAGCTTATAAAAAGTAAAGACTTCTTTCAATTTGACAGCTCTAAGGATACCAAAGAAGCTGTCAATAAAAATAAGTATGAGTAGGTATCCTATTTGTGAGGTCTGGATCTGCAACGCAAGTAAAAAGGCAATAAGTCCTGTTTTGGCTATCGTAGTTAATCCTTCATCAAGTTGGTAGTTGTTCATTTGATTTGCTTTTTCAAATGAAATAAATACCTGAATAGTAATTTGTTAACTTTGTTTAATATGTGTTAGGAGGGTTTTAGTTAGTGTTTATATCTTTTTTGCTTCGATGAAGAAATCATCTGTTTGGTATTCGCTCATGTCTAGCATACCTGCCATTGCTGCGATGTGAATATTATCTCTATCCCAACTAAGAGCATACTCCCAGAATATACGTAGTGCTTCATTGGTTGAATATTCAATAGAGGCTTTTACGGTTGACAATAATCCCATTTGTAGGAGCATCATTCTGCCTTGAGCTGGTGTTATTGAAAAGGGCACATCTGAAATCCATTCGAGTTCAACCGAATAACTTTCTCCATCTTCGTTAAGTATATAGCGTTTTACTGACCATTTTTCTAAGTCTACAGTTGAGAAATCTGGTTCAAAAGAGTTTGTTGCAGGGTTTAGGTTTTTTGGTAGTTGTGTCATACTCTAAATAGGTTTGTAGCTTTAAAATTGTTGATAGTTGATAAACTGGTTGCTCCTCCTACAGGCTTAATTATTCCGACAAACAAGGTATTGATTCCTGAAAATAATTGAGACTGTGAAGAGTTTAAAACTATTTCACCTCCTTGAAATTCTGACTGAATTACAACGCTGACAATTACACTTGTTCTGCTCCTAAGATACATCTTAATAGAGTTAGAGCTTATGCCTACAGATCCTAAAATTGGAAGGCTTAAAAGTGTGGTCTGAACTCCTGCTACAACTATATTTAAACGCATATTTAGCCCGACAAAAGAAGCGAAAATATAGTTTAATTGGTCTCTTGCAGCTATAACTCCAAGAGATGTGGCATCTACTCTGAAAGTATTTGCTTCTAACATTACAGACCCCTGACCATTACTTCCTAGTCCTCCAAAATTGGTTCGCTGTATGACCTGAGCCCTAACGCCTGAAGAGCTGACACCATAAGCTGCGTTATCCAATATTCCAAGAAGCGGAAAAGCCCCTAACTGTATCCAGTTTTGACCACTATTAGAGACTCCTATTGTGTTTTCGTTATTGGGCCTTATAAAATTATCCCAAGCAAAAACCTTAAAAATATCTTCTGATGCAGCTACTGAACTCCTTTCAAAAGGCGTTTTGCTCCTCAAAAACTCAACCTCCGAAATGCTTTTAAAAAGCGTTCCATCTGACCGCAAAACGTTACCAGCGGTTACAATATTAATCTCTGCCTTATCAACAATCTGATTCTTCGCAGCCTCCGCAGCAGTAGCGCTTGCAACCGATTGACCAGCCGATACGAATGATTTTTCAGCCTCTTCAATAGCGATTACTTTCGCTGCCTCACTTAATCCTTTAGCTGTGTTGGAAGCTGTAGCAAATTCTCCAGAAGCTGTAGCAAAGCCCCCCGAAGCCGTAACGGCACTTTCAGCATCTACTTTTGAAGCAAGTGCCGACGCTGCATCCTCCACCGTTTGTGCTGCTTTTTGGGTAGCTACCTGCTCAGATGCTCCTGCATTCGTTTCAGATTCTCCTGCTGCGATTGCTGATGCTTGGGAAGCTAGTGCAAACTGCCATGAGAGTTCTTCATCTCCGGTTCTTACAAATACTTTAACCTCTGTGGTCTGTGCTGTGACGTTGGTTTGATTGACTACTTCTTCTACTTGTACAACTATCATAATGTGGTGACTGATTGAATGTTGATTACTCCTTTTAGCAAGGTCTGATTTAGCGAGTCTTTTTTGAATAGAATATCGTGATTGAATTGTATTCCATTCGTACTGCTGAAGCTGCGGTCAAAGGCAATTCTGAGCACATTGTGATCAGTTCCTTGAATGGTTATTCCAGAATCAATTGCCAAGGCAAGGATTACCGGTGAGTTGATATTATTATCCACCTTGACATCCATTCGGATGCTTTCATAGATCCTCAAATCTAGTGGAGTCTCTACGTTCTGCAGGTCCAACTCAAAGAAGCTTAGGGTGACAATCTTATCATTTCCCCTAATCAGGTTTATGTTTAGTTTACCGATGTTTTCCATTCTTTTGTTTGGTTTTCTAATCTCTCTATTCTATTCATCGCTTCCTGTAATGCTTTCAAGGCCGCATATTGCAGATCCGTATCATACACAGACATCAGTGGAATGCTGTTTTTACGGGTTTTCCCGAATCCATCAACATCAACAAACCTCGGAGCTACA